CGGCGACGCCATCGCTGTCGGCGACCGGCTCGGGGGCGACATTGCCGGCCGCGACCTATTCAGTGATCGTCGTCGCGCTGACCCTCGAAGGCTACCAGAATTCCGGTCTCGCCACCGGGATCGCGACCACCAAGACGATCACCGGCGCCGACGGCCAGACCTTCGTCCTGGCCGGCGGCTCGTCCAACAAGAGCGCCAACGCGACGCAGCCTGTGACCCTCGGCCAGACGCTCTACGCCAGCGTCACCGCCAGCCAGGGCGCGGTCGCTTATGCCTGGTATGTCGGCACCGCCGGCGCCGAGACGTTGCAGGCGATCACCACGATCAACAGCGCCAGCTTCGCGGCACCGCTCGCCGGCGGCCAGCAGGCGGCAACCGCGATCACCGCCGACAATTCGGCCAATCCGAGCTACGCCTATGACGGGCTGTTGACCACCGCCCTGAAGGCGGGCTCCAACGCCTATGTCAGCCTGCTGCCGACCGGCACCGCCGGCACCGGCACGCCGCTGACCGCCTCGGGCCGCGGCTCGGTAGTCGAGATCGACACGATGTTCCAGCAGATGTGGAACCTCTATCAGCTGTCGCCGACCGTGCTCTACGTCAATGTCCAGGAGCTGAAGAACATCACCAGCAAGGTGCTGTCGAACGCTTCGGGGCCGCTGTTGCGCTATGAGGTCAGCGGCGACGGCAACGCCTACGATCTAGCCGCGGCCGGCGCCGTGTCGTTCTACTTCAACCCGTTCGCCTTGAACGGCGGGTTGCGCATTCCGGTGCGCATCCATCCGCGCGTGCCGCCCGGCACGATCATCGGCTGGGCCGAGAACCTGCCGGTGCAGTACCAGTCGAACGAGGTCCCCAACGTCGCCGAAGTGAAGACCCGCCAGGACTACTACCAGATCGACTGGCCGGTGGTGACCCGCCAGCGCCAGGTCGGCGTCTATGCCGAAGAGGTGCTGGCGGTCTATGCCCCGTTCGCGATGGGGGTCATCACCAACATCGGCAACGGCTGATCGCCTGACTGGCGAACCGGTGAGGCGGCGTCGCGCCGCCTCACGCTCTGTGAGGAAGAGGGAACGATGGCGTTCGGCGACCTGACGACGCTCGGTGACGTCAAAGCCTGGCTGCAAACCGGCCAGAGCGCATTTCCCGACACCGATGACGGGCTTTTGACCCGGCTGATCACGGCGGCGAGCCAGTTCATCCAGAGCTGGCTCAACCGCCAGATCGCGCCGGGCGACTGGCAGGAGATCCGCGATGGCAGCGGCGGGCAGCGCCTCGCCTTCGCCAATTTCCCGGTGACGGCGGTGCTCTCATTGTCGATCGACGGTCTCGCGATCCCGCCGGCGCCGAGTGGCGGCGGCTACGGCCCCGGCTACGTCTTTACCGCGACCGAGCTGGCGGTGCGCGGCTATGTGTTCACAAGGCGGGCGCAGAACGTGATCGTCAGCTACACCGCCGGCTACACGGCGACCCCGCCCGACATCGCGCAAGCCTGCATCGAGCTCGTCTGCCAGCGCTATCGCGAACGCACCCGCATCGGCGAAGCGGCGCGCGCACTCAGCGGCGGCGAGATCGTGACTTACACCCAGAAGGACATGAGCGACGACGTGAAGCTGCTGCTGTCGCAATATCGGCTCGTCGCACCGGTGGCCGGCATCGCCCGTCAGCCCGCCGCGACCGCGACCGACGCGGCCCTGCTGGCGGCGGCGCTATGATCGCGCGCGAGCTGATTTACGCCGCGCTGTTCGCGCAGGTCGTCGGCGCCGGCGGCTTTGTCACGGCCGCACGGCGGTGGCGCCATTGGAGCGACCTGACCCCGGCGGAGCAGCCGGCCTTGCTGATGCGCCAGAAAAGCGAGATCGCGACGGTGCCGACGCTCGGCGCGCCGACGGTCTGGCGGCTGGGCGTCGAGCTGACGCTCTATGCGCATGCCAGCGACCCGTACACGGCGCCGGCGACGATCCTCAACCCGCTGATCGACGCCGTCGAGGCGGCTTTGGCACCGTTGGCCGCCACCGGGCTGCAGGATCTCGGCCTGCCGGCAATGGTTCAGCATGCCTACATCGCCGGCAAGATCGTCACCGACGAGGGGGTGTTGCGCGACCAGGCGGTCGCGATCATCCCGGTCGAAATCCTCTGCCTCTAGCGCGGATTCCGGTCATGTCGGCTTGCGCTGTGCCTGCCCCTCACCCTCCCACGCTTCGCGCGGGTCCCTCCCTCTCCCCGCGGCCGCGGGGAGAGGGCTGGGGTGAGGGGCCGGCTCTGGCGGATCAATCGGATCGAAATTCGCTCTAATTCCTCTGCCTCTAATACGGGGAGTCACCTGACATGCAGCTCGCATTCGGCGCCGGGGCGCTGTGGGGCAACCGCACCGACACGACCGGGTCCGGCATCGGCCCCGACCAGTTCGGCATCTTGCAGGACGTGGAGATCGACTGGGACTGGCAGACACGGGAATTATGGGGCCAGTTCCAGTTCCCGCTCGACATCGCCCGCGGCCAGGGCAAGATCACCGGCAAGGCCAAATTCGCCCGCATTTTCGGTGCGATCTACGGCGATCTGTTCTTCGGCGAGACGCCGGCGACGGGCCAGCTGACCGTGTCCGAGAACGAGGCGGCAATTGTCCCGTCGACCGGCCCCTACACGGTGACGGCCGCCAACGCCGCCAGTTTCGTCGATGATCTCGGCGTCTTTTACGCCGCCGGCAGCAATGCCGGAAACCGCTTCACCCGGGTGACGACGCCGTCCGCTGCCGGGCAATATTCGGTCAATCCGGCGACCGGGATCTACACCTTCGCCGCCGCCGATTCCGGTGCGTCATTGCTCGCCAGCTATGTCTACAACAGCAATACCGGCAAGAAGCTGGTGCTGACCAACCAGCTGATGGGCTACACGCCGACCTTCAAGGCAACGTTTTACACCGGCAAGACGACGCAGGGGGTGGCGGCCGGATTGGCGCTGGTGCTGAACGCCTGCACCGCGACGAAACTGACGCTGCCGACCAAGATCGACGATTACGAGATCCAGGAATTCGACTTCAGCGCCTTCGCCGATGCCACCGGCACGATCGGCACGCTCAGCGTCAACGAGTAGACGATGAGCGAAACGATCGCCCTGGGCGGCCGGCGCTTCGAGATCCGCCCGCTAAAGCTCGGCCAGCTGCGCCATGTGCTCGATGCGCTCGACGAGATGACCGGCAAATCGGGCGGCGGACTGATCGCGGCCGCCGCGCAGGTGGTCGCGGCGGGGCTGAAGCCGGCGCACCCCGATCTCACTGCCGACGCGGTGCTCGATCTCGAGGCGACGGTCGAGGACCTCAACGCCGCCGTCGCCGGGATCCTGCGCATCGCCGGACTTCGCCCCCCGGAGAATCCCCAACAGGAGACCGTCCTGGGGGAACAACCGCCGGTGGCGAACCCGTAAGCGCTCACGAGAACGCTTCCCGGAGCGGTCTGCGAGACGGGCTCCGCGCCGTCTACGGCGCCCTCGCCACCGGCTGCTGCTATGCCTACCGCGACATCGACAGCATGACTCTCGCCGAGGCCGGCGAGGTCTTCGCCTACTGGGAACAGAACCCGCCGGCGCATCTGATGCTGCAGATGATCGCGCGGATGCTCGGCTGGACACCAGTGCCGGCCGTCTCGACGACCAACGAAGAGATTACCGCCTCGCCGCCGCCCGGTCTCGCGGTGGCGCGGGGCGGCAGTCTCGGCATGCCGGCGCCGCTCGACCTGGCCGCGCTGCGCGACCGCAACCGGACCCGCGCCGTCGAGATCGCGCGCCGCAACCGGCGCCCGGCGCCTTCTTTCATTGCGAGGTGACTCTTGGCCGACGAGCAGATCAGTTTCGGCATCGATACCAGCGGCGCGGTCGCCTCGCTCGACGTGCTGCGGCAGGCGATCGTCGCGGCGAGCGCGCCGCTCGCCCAGCTCTCGCGCTCCTACCGGCACGCCTTCGACCAGATCGGCGCCGGCTGGCGCTCGGCGGTAACGGGGCTGGTCGAGGGCACGCTGAGTTTCCAGACCGCAGCGTTGCGCGTCGTGCAATCGGTCGAGCGCGGCTTTGTCGACCTGGCGACGACGACGCTGTCGCACGCCGCTTCGGGACCCCTTGCGTCGCTCCTCGGTCTGACTGCGCCAACCGCCGGCCAGGGGGTGAGCGACGTGCTCGGCACGGCGCTGGGCAGCTCGCTGTTGGGCGCGCCGCGGCAGCTCGGCAAGGCGGCGGCATCAACCGCCAACACGGCGGCCCTGGCGGCCAACACGGCGGCGCTCGGGGCGCTGACCGCGGCGCTCGGGACCTCTGCCGTTGCCGGCGGCGCCAGCGCCCTGGGCGGCCTGGGAAGCGCGGCCTCGCTGGCCGGCGGCACCGCCAGTCTTGGCGCGGCGGCGGCAAGCGGCGGCGGCCTGTTCGGTTTTCTCGGCAGCCTCTTCGCGTTCGCCGGCGGCGGCATCGTGCCGTCGGCGGCGCGCGGCTGGGCCTTGCCGAATTTCGCCGGCGCGCGGCCGGCCCTGCTGCATGCCCGCGAGATGGTTCTGCCGGCGCCGATCAGCGAGGGGCTGCAGGGCATGATCGCCCAGGGCGGCGGATCGGGCGACATGCATCTGCATTTTCACGGGCCCTCCGACGGCCCCGCGGTCGAACGCTGGTTCACCGGGTTGATGGCGCGCAACCCGGGCGTGGTGCGCAACATGCTGCGCTCTAACGCGCTCACGCCGCGCACCCTGTGAGGGATGCGCCATGACCGCGATCTTTCCGGCATTGCCCGGTCTCGGCTGGTCGGTGACGAAAGCGCCGCGCTTTGCCACCCGCATCCAGCGCGCCATCTCGGGGCGCGAATTGCGCGTCCTCGACCAACCCTACCCGATCTGGACCTGGACCCTGACCTATAGGCTGCTGCGCGACAAATGGGACACCCGCGGCGCCGGCGGGCCCGGCGCCGGCTATGACGAATTGCGCACCATCGCCGGGTTTTTTCTGCAGCAGCAGGGCGCCTTCGAGGCCTTCCTGTTCGACGATCCGAGCGATGACGCCGTCACCGGCCAAATCATCGGCACCGGCGACGCCAGCACGAGTGTCTTTCAGCTGGTGCGCAGCATGAGCGGCTTCTCCGAGCCGATCACCGCGCCCAATGCGCTCACCGGGATCTATTTCAACGGCGTGCAGCAGAGCCCGGCCGGCTATGCGGTCGATGCCCTGACCGGACTGGTGACGTTTACCACGCCGCCGCCCGCCGCTGCGATCATCACCGCCGATTTCACCTACTGGTTCCGCGTCCGGTTTGCCGACGACACCGCCGAATTCGAGAACTTCATGTACCAGCTCTGGCAGTTGAAGCAGGTCAAATTGCAGTCGGTCCTGTTATGAGACCGTGTTCCGCGGCGCTCGCCGCCTATCTCGCAGCCAACGACAGCGTCGTCGTCGCCGACCTCTACACCTTCGCGCTCGCCAGCGGCGAGGTGCTGCGCTATTCCGGGTGGACGACGGCGCTCAGCATCCCCGGCACCGCCTTTCCGAGCGGCAGCCTCAATTACAACAGCACGACCTACACCGATTTCGCGTTCGGACCGCGCTTCGGCCGCTCGCAGGTGACGACCAAGTTCGGGGTTGCGCCGACCGAGCTCGATGTCGAGATTCTGGCCGGCGCCGACGATCTGATCGGCGACATCCCGTTCGCCGAGGCGGTGCGGCTCGGGCTGTTCGACGGCGCGACAGTCGAACTCGACCGCTTCTTCGCGCCGCCGCCGGCCGCCGCCGGTGCCGTCGACATGAGCCTCGGCGCAATCATCTGGTTCTACGGCCGGGTCGCCGAGGCCGATGCCGGGCGAAGCACGATCGCGATCAAGGTGAAATCGCTGATGAACCTGCTGGCGATCCAGCAGATGCCACGGCGGCTCTATGGCGCCTCCTGCACGCATGTGTTCGGCGACGCGATGTGCGGCTACGACCGCACCAATGGCCGCAACGCGCTGGGCGCGGCGACCGGGATCGGCGCGGTGACCATTACCGCGCTCGCCGGATCGGGCCAGGCGCAGATCGTCACCAGCTTTGCCGCGAGCCCGGCGACCGCCTATGACGAGGGGACGATCACCGCGACATCGGGGGCGAATAACGGCGCCTCGCGCACCATCGCGCAACTCGCCGGCGGCACGGTTCGCCTGTTGAAGCCGCTTCTGTCGCCGGTGTCGGCCGGCGACCTGTTCCAGCTGCTGCCGGGCTGCGACCATAGCGTCGCGACCTGCAACACGACGCTCAACAACCTGCTGCGCTTTGGCGGCTTTCCCTACATCCCGCCGCCCGAGACCGCGGCATGAGCGACGATCCGCGCCGTCTGGCGGTTATCGAGGAAGCCCGCACGTGGCTCGGCACGCCGTTTCACCACGCCGCGCGAGTCAAGGGCGCCGGCGTCGATTGCCTGATGCTGCTGGCCGAAGTCTACCATCGCGCCGGTATCGTCGCCGCGATCGAGCCGCCGTTTTATGTGCCCGACTGGCACCTGCATCGCGACGCCGAGCGCTACATGCAGGGGCTGCTGCAATATGCCCGCCCAATCGCCGAGCCATTGCCCGGCGACATCGCGCTGTTCCGTTTCGGCCGGACCTATTCGCACGGCGCGATCGTCGTCGGATGGCCGCGCCTCATTCACGCCTACTGGTCGATCGGCGTCGTCTGGGGCGACGCCACGCGCTACCCGCTCCAGGACCGCCCAGTGCGCTTTTTCAGCCCCATTTGGTGATAGAATGCCCGATCTGGTCACTGGCAAGGGCGGCGGGCCGACGCCGTTCGTCAACGCTTTCGACGCGCCGGCGATCAATTCGCTGCGCTACAATACTTCGCAGGCCGGCAGCCCCATTCATATCTGCTATGGCACCCACCGCGTCACCGTCAACCTGATCGAGTTCTGGGGCTTTTCCGGCGGCAGCGGCAGCGGCAAAGGCGGCAAGGGGCTTGGCAGTTCCGGCGGCAAGAAGGCCAACCAGAACTATTCGGTCGATGTCGGGTTTGGGTTGTGTCAGGGTCCGGTATCGTTCAGCGGCCCGGACGGCGATCTGCGGATCTGGTCGAACGGCGGCGTCGCGACGGGCCTCGGCCATGTCGGGCTCAACGGCTATGCCGGCAACGACGGGCAGATGCCCGACCCGGTGTTCGCCAGCGCCGACCCGAACACCCCGGTTCTGGGATATTCCGGCACCTGCTACGTCACCGGTACGCCGATACAGCTGGGCGGCTCGCCGGCATTGCCGAGCCTGCAGTTCGAGATCGGCGGCGTGGCCGCCGGCACTGCCGGGCCGGCGTTCCCGTTCGACGCGCGTCCCGATGCGATCGTCGTCGATCTGCTGACCAATCCGCGCTACGGCGCCGGCTTCCCGGCAGCGAACCTCGACAGCGCCGGCGCGGTGGCCGATTGGGGCAATTATTGTCAGGCGGCCGGGCTGGCGATGTCGCTGTTGCTCGACCGGCAGCAGCCCTGCGCGCGCTGGCTCGAGGAGATTGCGCAGCTGACTGTCGCGGCGGTGCTGTGGTCGGGCAGCGTGCTCAAGATCATCCCCTATGGCGACCAGCCGCTTGCCGGCAATGGCGCCAGCTGGACCCCGAACCTGACGTGGCAATACAGCCTCGGCGACAGCGACTTCATCGATTTCGGCACCACCGGCGCGGTGGGCAGTGACCCGGTCCTCTTGACCCGCAGCGATCCGGCGCAGGCGACCAACTGGCTCAGCCTCGAATACATGGACGCTAGCAACAGCTACAACCCGCAGATCCTGCCGACCTGGGACCAGGGCCTGATCGAGCAGTACGGGTTGCGCTCCGAGCCGCCGATCCAGGCGCACGAATTCACCAACCCGACCAGCGCCGCGATCTCGGCGCAACTGCAATTGCAGCGCAAGGCCTATGTCCGCAACACCTACAGGTTCAAGCTCGGCTGGCGCTATTCGCTGTTGGAGCCGATGGACATCGTGCTCTTGACCGACGCGGCATTGGGGCTGTCCGGCGCACCGGTACGCATCACCCAGATCGACGAGGACGGCAACGGCGAATTGACCGTCACCGCCGAAGAGATCCCGGGCGTGACGCCCTGACGATGCCGCCTGAAGCGGCCCGTGAGAGCGCCGGTGCCGGGCGCCGTTCCCACGCAGACGACCAACGGAGGGACAAAAATTGACGATCCAGTTGGCGACCAGCACCCGCAACGCGCGGCTCGACGCGATCGAGAGCGACGCCGGGACTGCGGCGAAACTCGAAATCTATAGCGGCGCCATCCCGGCAAATTGCGCCGCGGCGACGACCGGCACCAAGCTGGCCGAGTTCGACCTGGCCTCGGATTGGGCGGCGAACGCCAGCGGCGGCGCCAAGACCCTCAACAACCTGCCGCTATCGACAGCCGGCGCGGCGTCCGGCACGGCCGGTTATTTCCGCCTGTTCAAGTCGGACGGCACGACCTGCCAGATGCAGGGCACCGTGACGGCGACCGGCGGCGGCGGCGACATGACGCTCGACAAC